CCGAGTACAAGGAGAGGTTCGCGGGCAACGAGGCCCGCAAGAAGGCTGGCCTGCCGGTGCTGTCGCCGGCCGAGTACCTATCCACGGAGCGCAGCTACCGGCAGATCATGCAGGACGCCGGTCTGCCCAAGGGTTTCTACGACAGCCCTACCGACTTCACCAAGTGGATCGCGGGCGACGTCTCGCCGAACGAAATCAAGGGCCGTGTGGATCTGGCTGTCGCTCAATCTGGCTCGGCTAACAACTCCACGAAGCAGGCCCTGGACATGCTGTACGGCGTCGATGAGTCGCACGTCACGGCCTACTTCCTGGATCCGACACGCGCTCTGCCCCTACTGCAGAAGCAGGCGGCTGCGGCCACCTTCGGGGCCGAGGCGCTGAAGCGGAACCTCACTCTGGACCGCCAGGATCTGGAGGACTTTGCGACGGCAGGCCTGTCCCTGTCCCAGGTAAGCCAGGGATTCCAGCAGGTCGCAGAGATGCTCCCCAACATCCAGGCCATCGCGGAGCGGTACGGCGAAACCTTCACCCAGCGCGAGGCCGAGAAGGACGTCATTGAGGGCGGCGTCTCGGGCAATCCGACCGAGCCCCGCTTCATGGACGAGAACCCAAGCGCCAAGCGAAAGCGCCTCGTGGGCAACGAGAAGGGTCTGTTCACCGGCCAGTCCGGTGCCACCCCGCAGGGACTGGCGCAGGCTCAGTACCTGCAGAGCTAACGACCATGGGTTTCAGGTGGGGTACATTCTGAATAGATCACAACAGGATGGGTCGACCGGCACCGTCCGTAGGCAAGTCCGGTAGTGGAGCGAGAGCCCTTCCCCGAGGGCGATCCGGCCGCGCGAAGGAAAAGGGAGAGGTCTTCAGTGACCGAAATGGGATTTGGGTACTACGACGGCGACCAGAACGACGGGCAAGAGGGTCAGTACGACCCCAATGCCGCTCAGCAACAGTCTCCTCCGCAGGCTCCTGGATGGTTCCGGGAGTACATGAAGAAGGCAGCTGACGATAAGAAGGCGCTGGAAGCGCAGGTCCAGGCTCTCCAGCAGGTCAACGCACGAAACGCTGTCGCCGACGCACTCGAATCCAAGGGGTATGACCGAGCCGCAGCCACGCTGTACTCGGGAGATCCCGCGAAGGTGGACGAGTGGCTGGCAACTACCGGCTCTCTTCTGGCCAAGCAGCCCGGCGTTACGGACGCCGCAGGCGCAGGTCAGGGAGCGGGGACGCCGGCCTCCACAGTTCCGCCGGACGGTCAGGCGCAGCTTCAGGCGCTCCAGGCCGCAGGCACGCAGGGCGTAGCCCCGCCGGCTGGGACAGAGGCCGAGCAGGTCGCGTTGATGAACACCTTCACCAGCGCTGAGCAGCTCACCGAATTCCTGGCCAGTAACGGCAACCAGCAGGCCATGTACTGGAACGGCTAACACTCCTCCTGACCTCTCCCCTGCTCCCGCGAACACCCCGAAGGGGGTGAGAGGCCATGGCCAACGCATTTACCGATACCACAGCCATGTCGAACGCCGTTCAGACGGCGTACGACAAGTACTTCGAGTTCGCCCTCCGCAGCCAGCCGCTGTTCCGGCAGGTCGCGGACAAGCGTCCGGCGCAGCAGACCGCCCCCGGCGGTTCGATCGTGCTGGAGCGGTATGTCGACCTCGCGACCACCACGACCCCGCTCACTGAGGCCGTAGACCCGGACTCGGTGGCGCTGGGTAACCCCACCACCGTCACCATCACCCTGAACGAGTACGGCAACGCGGTGCTCCGCACCCGCAAGCTCTACCTGTTCTCGCTGACCGACGTGGACCCGGCGATTGCCAACATCGTCGCGTTCAACGCTGCCGACTCCATCGACTCGGTCGTCCAGACCGTGCTCCGGTCCGGCACCAACGTCATCCAGCGCAAGGCTGGTGCCGTCTCGTACGTCACCACCGGTACCGTCTCGCTCCCGGTCGGCACCACCATGGCGGCCACCGACGGCTACACCTCGCCGATGGCGCGGCTGGCCGTGGTCAAGCTCCGTACCAACAAGGCCGTCCCCCGCAAGGGTTCGCTCTACTGGTGCGCGATCCACCCCGAGGTCTCCTACGACCTTCGGTCGGAGACTGGCGCGGCTGCCTGGCGCGACCCGCACAACTACAGCGCTGCTGGCAACATCTGGGCCGGTGAGATCGGCGCCTACGAGGGCGCCTTCTACATCGAGTCCCCGCGTTGCTACAACGCTGTGGACGCTGGTACTGGCGACAACACCGTCCGCCGGTTCCGCACCTACTACGCGGGCCAGCAGGCCCTCGCGGAGGCCGTGGCTGACGAGTTCCACGTCATCCCCGGTCCGATCACCGACAAGCTGATGCGGTTCCGCCCGCTCGGCTGGTACGGCGTTGCCGGCTGGGCTCGCTACCGGGAAGAGTCCCTGGTGCGTGCCGAGTCGACCTCCACCATCGACGCCTCCTGATCGGAGCAGCAACATGTCCGGTCTGGACGACATCGCCTGGACTACGGTCCAGGTCACCACGACCCCGTACACCGCTACGGCCAGCGACTACTACATCCTGGTCAACATCAACGGTGCTTCGGTGGTCAACCTCCCGCAGGCCACGGCTGCCAACGCCGGGCGTGTGTACGTGATCAAGCAGCAGGTGTCCGCCGGTGCGGCCGTGACGGTGAAGACCACTACGTCCACCATCGACGGCACTGCCGGTGCCACCGGCGTCCTAGTGAAGGCGGCCAACGCCAACGGCGCCATGACCGTCATCTCCGATGGCACCAACTGGCAGATCACCGGAGCGCAGTAAGCATGTCGACCTGGACATTCCGCACGCCAGTCGTACAGGAGGGGCCCGCAGGAGGTGGGGCTCTGTTCAACCGGTACAAGCTGGCGCGCGGGGTGTCCATTTCGGAGTTGCCGCAGGGTACCTACCGGGCCTTGCGGTACCCGACCACGGACGAGATCGCAGCGTCCTACAACTTCTACATGGGCGGCCACGAGTACGTCGTGGACGACGCCACGAAGGCCGCGCTGATTGCGGGTGGCATCGGCGTGGACGCCAGCAACTTCACGCTGATCAGCTAGGAGGGCTGGATGGCCGCGAAGAAGGTGCCCGCCAAGAAGGCCGCCGTGCGGCCGGCCAAGCCGGGCGAGAAGTACGGGGACATGACGGAGTTCGCGCCCAAGAAGGCTGCGGCCAAGAAGGCGGTGAAGAAGAAGTGACTGGCATCCAGCAGACCGACTTCGACCCGGAGATGGCCGCTCCGCCCAACTACGGCCCCACCGGCGGTAACTCCTGCCTGACCAACCAGGTCGAGGACGACGCCCCCGCAGCGACGTACGAGAACACCCCCGTCGGCGCAGGCCCCGAGGCCATGTGGGACGAGAGCGTGGACAACATCCAGGGCGTCTACAAGTTCGAGAAGTTCGGGTGACCTGCCGCTCTGGGTGCAGGACCCAGGACCACGCCACGTACGCGGACTGCTGCCTGGACGCAGGGCTGCGCACCTACCTGGTGCGCGCCTCCAAGGGCGAAGACGGCACCGCACAGAAGAAGTGGGACCGGGAGCTGGAGAGCTACTACTCCGCTCGCAAGGAGGGCATCCGGCCCGACGGGACCACGACAGCAAAGATCGACGCCGCCAAGCGACGCAGCGATGCGGCCGGAGCGGCGTACGGCCGGGACTTCTCCCAGGCCAACCCGATGCCCGACTAGGAGAAGGCATGGCCGAGAACGTCGTCGCTATCGACGGCTCCCTGACTACCGCAACAGCCCCCCTCCAGATCCGGGTGACGGGAAGCTCTGGCACCAGTGCCGCCACCGTGGCCCCTGGCGCCGGCTCTGGCGGCCTTCTGGTCTTTAGTGGACAGACGGGTGCCCTGACGACTCTGAGCGCCATAGCGGGCGCTACAGCCACCGGCACCGCCTTCGACTGCGGCATCGCCATCAACAACATGACCGCCGTGGCACTGGCCGTCACCGGCACGGTCACCACCGGCACGCTGACGCTGATGGGCTCGGTGG